GATCCGAATTGATAAACACTTATGTTTGTCAAACAATGCACATTCCGGATTGCATAACGGACCAAATTATTGAATATCACAATTTCGCAAACGAATTGTTGTTCACGGATTACAATTTGAACAACCATAAAAAAACCTATGTTCAAAAATCCGTTGTTTTTGACTCGATGGAATCAATCGATTACAAGGATGTTTCAACTTTTGCACCTTTGCAATTGAAATATAAGGATTCAAAACAAAACTATTTGAAAACAAATTGTTAATTTAAAACAATGGAAAGCGTTTTAAAAGAATTAGCGGAAAATTTGGAGGGCGGAATAATAACGGCCTTTCTTATTTTGGGTTTGGCGTTTATGTGGATATTCAAACAAAGTATTCCAAAATGGGTCAATAAATTTTTAAGCGTAAAAAACAAATTGACAATTAAATCTTTGGAACATCACGACGTTTTCAATACGTGCGCGAGAGTTGAAAAAAAGGTTTCGTTTATGAAATTTTACACGCACGGGGAATATGACGTTTCCAAAAGTAAAATGTGTAAAGATTTTGTGAAACATAAAATAAGAGTTTGTTCAGATAGTTTTAACGACATATTGAAACAAGATATTGAGTCAATGAAATCGGACGAATTCAAAATGTATATAATTGAAGCGCAATCGCAAATGCACGTTGAATATATCGAAGCGATTGAAAAGGATTGGAGAAACAAAAACATTTCAGAAGAAGACATCAAATATATAATTGAATTATTTGAAAAATTTCGATACGATGTTGTCAAGGCTTTTGAATATAGAATAAATTCAATTTTTAGCACAACCAGTCATAAAAACAATACGCGTCGTTTGTTGGCCATTTTTGAAATGTGGGCGTTCGGAATCGATATGTTACCCAGGGATATGCGAACCACATTCGAAAATTTAAACGGTCGGTTTAAAGAAATTAATTATTGAAAAAATCAACCGTCAATAATTGTTAAAAATTACTTTATTTTTTTTTGAATTAAAAAATTAAATTTGTAAAAACAACGACTAAATGGCGCAAAAATTCAACTGGGGACAAAATTCACTTAACAGAATGAAAGGCGTCGACGAACGTTTGGTCCGCGTTTTATTCCGAGCGATTCGGATTGCATCAAGAAAAATGGACGGCGTCGATTTGTCAATTCCACAACTTGGAGGACTACGAACGGCGGACCAACAAAACAAACTTTTCGAAAACAAGTTGTCCAGGTGCGACGGGTACGATCTTAAATCATACCACCAAAGCGGACGAGCGATTGACGTAATTCCATACATTAAAGGCGTGAATGTTTATTCATTACCTAAAGAGGAAATGGAATTGGCGTTTTATAAAGTTGCGTCGTGTATGTTGGAAGCCGGAGCAAAAGAAAACGTCAAATTAAACTGGGGCGGAAATTGGAAAACATTCAAGGACTTACCGCATTACGAAATAAGATGATACAATTAAAAAAAATTATAAAAATTATTCCAAAATTGGATCCGATTGTTGAAACAATAACAACAAGCGCGAAACAAAAGAAAATTGCGAAATTAATTATTCGAGCGATTCAAATTGGCGCGGTTGTTTACTTATTGTCAAAAGGACTAATCGACGACGAACAAGCGATTGAAATAATCAAATAAAAATCTTCATCTTTCCATAAGGGATGCAGTTGTGTTTTTTTGCTTTGGGTGGCCTTAATTGGTTGCCCATTTTTTTTGTTTATTTTATTTTAGTGAATATTTTTGTTCATTTATTAAAAATAAATACTTATCTTTAAAAAAAATACAACTATGAACTACGAACAATTAAGAGAGTCCAAAATTCAGGACATCGAAAAAAAGTTAAGAAAAAACGAATCGGTTTCACGTTGGGCGGTCAATCCGTACCGCTTTGAATTACGTCAAAGATTAAGCGACGACGAAAACGCATTGGAAGAACTGGAAAAACTAATCGAATACATTAACGAATCAATTTAATAAAAATGAGAGCAATAAAAAACGACATCGAAAAAAGAACTTTGGAATTATCAAAATATTATGCTTATCCGGAACGATTGGCAACAATTAATTTGTTGGAGGAAATCGCTTTGGCAATTGACCTTTATCAACGCCGTTCGGTTTCGTCTTTGAAGTCGTCCAAATGGAACGAAGAACAAGGAAACAATATCACGTCGGACGTTTGGTTCAAAACGTGGCAAATTCAAAAAGCGACGTTAACCAGGTTACAACAACGATACCGAAAAACGTTGGAAATTTTAAGTAATACAAAATGAAAAATCAATTAAAAAAAATCGCCGAACCGAAATCAATTGATTCGATCGCGAAAGAAATTCGAAAACACGCAACCGCATTCCACAAAACCGTTCGCGCGAAGTCTATTAAATTGACCGAGTTCAAAAAGTTTTGTGAGATATGCGACGCGAAAATCATTGTCCGAAAGTCGGACGGTTCGGAAATTGAAATAAAATAAATGAATTAATTTGTTCATTGTCAAAAACTTTTATAAATTTGAATAACTTTAAAAACGCAATTTATTATGGAATCAAAAACACATTGGAAGACGTACCACAATTATGAATATTTGGGGGCGTACAGTTTAGAGAATGGCGACGATTTAACGTTGACAATTTCAAAAGTCGAACAAGATATGGTCAAAGGCCAATCCGGACGCGAAGAATCTTGTATGGTCGTATTCTTTGAGGAATTGGACAAAGGAATGATTTGCAACAAGACAAACGCCAAAACAATTCAACAAGTTCACGGAACGCCATTCATTGAGGAATGGAAAGGCAAGCGCGTAATTTTAGGAACTGAAAAAGTTTCCGCATTCGGCGAAACAACGGACGCATTGAGAATTCGAGCGTACAAACCAAAAGCGAACATCGATCCAACGGAAGCGGTTGAAAAACTAAAAGGCGCATTGGATTTGGCCGACTTGAAAGCGATTTGGCAATCATTGTCAAAAGACGAACAAAACAACAAAGAAATTTTAACAACAAAAAACACAACGAAAAATGAACTTAGTTAAGGAATTACAACAAAGGAGTCCAGAATGGCACAAAGTCCGAAAAGGATCAATCGGAGGAACGCGCGTCAAAAGTGCATTCGCGAAAAACAATTTGCCGTTAGTCGACGAATTAATCGCCGAAAGACATTCGGACACAATCGAAGAAAATTTTGTCAACGACGCAATGCAACGCGGAATCGATTTGGAACCGGTGGCAATCGCCGAATTTGAGGACTTCACGGAATTAACGGTCGACACGTTCGGACTTGCAACAAACGAAAGATTTCCAGGTTGCCATTTATCGCCGGACGGATTAATTTTGGACGGTGCCGACGTTCCAATTTCTGGAATTGAAGTGAAATGCCCATCGACAAAAAAACACGTCGAATATATTCGAACAAACAAAGTCCCGGCCGAATACAAATTCCAGGTTTACCACTATTTTGCAATTTGCGAAACCGTTGAAACAATGTTTTTCGTTTCGTTTGATCCGCGTTTTGAAATCAAACCTTTGCACGTTGTCCAGTTAAACCGCGAAGACATCCAAAAAGAATTGGAGGAATACGAAAGCGGATTGTTGAAATTTATCGACAAATTAAACAAGTACGAATCCGAAATTGTGGACACGTTTTAAATATGAAAAAAATTAAAGTTTTAAATTTATACGCTTGTTTAGGTGGAAATCTTTATAAATGGGACCAAGTATCAAAAACGGCGGGGGTGATTTTAGAGGTCACCGCCGTTGAACTTGATCCCGAACTTTCAAGAATGTATAAAGAAAGATTTCCAAATCATAAAGTTGTAATTGAAGACGCACACCAATATTTGTTAAACAATTATAAAAAGTTTGATTTTATTTGGAGTTCTCCGCCGTGTCCAACCCACAGCAAGTCAAGATTTGCAAGACGCGACACAACAACGCCAATTTTTCCAGACTTGAAACTATACGAAGAAATAATTTTTTTAAAACATCATTTTAAAGGCAAATTTGTTGTTGAAAACGTAATCCCGTACTATGAACCGTTGATCCCTGCAAAAAAACGCGGTCGACACTTGTATTGGACAAATTTCAATTTGCCTAATGTTTTAAGCGAAAGAAAGGGCAATATAATGGAAGGAAAAAACGAAATGAACCGATGGTGTGAGTTTCATAATATTGATATTTCAAGTTATAAAGGAACGCAAAGAAAAGACAAAATTGCTCGAAACTTAGTCGACTATGAAGCCGGAAAAACAATTTTCGAAACTTATTTAGGAATTTACAAAAGTGACAACGCAAACCAAACAAGTTTGTTTTAAAAAGAAAAAAACACAACAAAATGAAAATCAATAAAAAAATTTTAGGATTAGCACTTGACAAAATCGAATCGGACGAATTCACTTTAAAAGAACTATTCAAAGAAATAACAAATGAAATTAAAGACGAACACACAATGGCCCGTTCGAAATTTTACAAAGCGGAATCGATTATGGACGCCGTCGTTTCGGTTACTGGAATGAGTCGCGAAATGATAATTTCAAAAAGTAGAGTTCAAAAGATAGTTTTCGCCCGGACAATCGCGATGCACTTGATCCACAAATATACGCGTCTTTCAATGGCTATGACGAGCGATATATTTAATTGCAACCATTCGATGGTCATTCATAACAACAAGCGCGTAAACGAAGCGAAAAACGGTTATAATCCCGAAATGGGTCATTTATTAAACCTTTGCGAATCGGTTTTAATGACAGAACCGGAAAATTAAGGCGATAAGGCGGGAATAGTTGGTTAACCCTGGATTCCTTTTTCTTATTGTTTACTTTTTTCTTTTTTACTTTGTTTACTCCGCCTAAAAAGAATAAAAAGAGAATAAGAGTAATAAATAAAAGGGTTTTAACGTGGGCGGAGTGAAAAAACAAATCCGCCAAACTTAATTCAATCCGCCGTTTTTATTTAACTTTGCAAAAAAAACAAATTACCCTATGGATAAAAAAATAACTTGTTATAAATCGCTATTTAATCCAAAAGCCGGCGATTTCATAATCCCAATTGAAAAGGCATTCAACCGAATCAAAACCGGAACGTCGAAAATTTTACTTGATAAGATCCGGAACGAATCAGACAAAGAAAAAAGAAACGAACTAAAGAAAAATTTACCGTGCTATTTATTTAGCGGAGTATTTTCAGCAAGAAAGGACGATTCATTGGTTGAACATTCCGGATTGATTGCATTAGATTTTGACGGGTTTCCAGACGATGAAACTTTCAAGACGTGGCGCGATACCTTAGAGGCGGACGAATATACAATGGCGGTTTTTACCAGTCCGAGCGGAAACGGTCTTAAATCAATCGTAAAGATACCGAAAGCGGATAAAGACGAACATAAATTGTTCTTTGTTGCCCTGGAAAAGTATTTCGATTGTGAATATTTCGACAAATCGTGTAAAAACATTTCGCGCGCTTGCTTTGAATCGTTTGATCCGAATATTTTTATTAATTACGATTCGAAAATTTGGACAAAAAAAGAACAAGAAAGCGGATATAATTTCACGGAACGCGAACCGCAAATAATATTAACAGAAAAAGCGGAAATAATCAACCGCCTTTTAAAGTGGTGGACGCGTGATTTCGGATTGATTGAGGGCGAAAGAAACAATAATTTGTTCATTCTTGCGTCGTCTTTCAATGAATACGGAATCGACCAAATAATTGCGGAATCGACAATCATTTCCGAGGTTGTCGCCGGTTCAATGAAGGATTCGGAGGTTGAAAACGTAATTAAATCCGCGTACAAATCCCGCCATTTATTCGGGACAAAGTATTTTGAGGACCGGAAAACGTTTCGTTCGATTGAAACGCAAGTTCGCCGAGGGGTTCCAATTCAAAAAATTCAAGAAACAATCCCGCAAGCGGACAACGAAACAATTGAAGCAATCAAAAAGTCGTCGAAAGAAATTGTTTTTTGGCAAATTGTCGAAACCAGGTCAGGCGAAAAAGTTGTAATCGACAACGTAATGT